ACCATCATCTCCTGCTATTTTTCCTATGAATTCTCCGTCATATAACGGAGCATCAGTTTTATTAAAGTATATTAACTCATAAGGTCCAAAATCCAAATTCCACATTGTTGCCGGACCCTTTTCCGCATCAATCTGAACTGTAGCCTCATCTGTCAATGACTTTACTCGAAAAATATAGAATCGTAGATTCTGAATAAGATTGTTCTGAGAAACCAAACCTAGACTATCATCCGAGAATTGTAAATTCTGATCGGCTCCGGACAGGGGGGTCTTTATCGTTATTTCAAATATTTCCCCTCCAACGAAATTTAATTTTTCTCCGGATGATTTCTTATCCTGAACAAAAAGTGTACCGGAAAGCATGGGTTCAAACATACTTTCCTTCATTATTAATCTAAAAAATGGAGTATTTCCCTGATTTTGATCTAATAAATCAATTTCAGTACCATCTATTTTTTTGATAATAGCTCTTTCTATTATCGTTTGATTTGAGAAAAAATCATCAGCCATATTTTACCCTCAATAGGAGGAACTCCCTCCGCCTCCGCTACTAGAAACAGAGGAGGATGTGGATGAAGTTGTTGCTCCCACTCTTTGAACTAATCCAGTGATTGTATTTGTTTCTGACCGTATTCCTTCTCGAAGAAGTCTCTCTGCCTCTGTGGCAATTTTGTCCGCAATTTCTCTTGATGGAATTTTTATGTTCCTCTTTTGCATATTTTCATCGCTAAAATCTTGAAGTTCTGTTCTGAAGAAGAATCCGGTCGGAAGATTTGATCCAGATAAGTAGGTAGAGAGTAACGATCCGTTTTCGGGAGTTATCGCTAATGGATCGGTGAAGGTTCCCCCCTCCAATCCGCTGGGATAGAGGTAAGGACTGGTTTCTCTGTTGTTCGAATCAAAAAAGTAGGAAACAGAATCAGCCGTTGTAGTTTTTCTTTGGAATTCCAATTTCCCCTTCTCTGTAAAATTACCAGAATCATCGTTTCCGTATAAAGCAGCACTAGCACCAGCTCCAGAAAATCCATCACCGAAAACATATTTCATATCAACTTTTCTAAGAATTGAATCGTACTTACTAACAACTCCCCCGGAGTTAAAATCTACAGTGTTGCCCGCAGTAATGGAGTACATAACATCCCCTATCTTCGGATCCGATCCAAAAAATCTTTCAAAGGATAGAGAAGTTCCATTTTTTAAATCGTTTACTTCCTGGGTATATTCTTCATAAGACTCGGGGAATTCATTTTCACTGATGATATTATTCATCATTAAAATTTGCCAATAATACTCAGAATTTAGCAATTCATCACTAGCAAGTCTGTCCGGAGAATATACGGATTCAATAATTTTTTCATTATAATTTTGAGGGTTTTGTCTACTTTTCTGTGTAAAAGCAACTCTTCTGAAAATGTCAGAAACAACACCTCTAAATTTACCAAGGGTGTATTCAAATTTAGGTAGGTAGTTAAGATATCCCACTACTGAACTCCCCCTTCAATACTAGAGACCCCTCCGCCGACTCTAACTTCAGATCTGGATCTAATTTCGCCGTCCTGACCGTAAACTGGCTCGATCTCTTGAAAATCTGCTCGTAGTGAAATCGATAAAGGTGTTGGGTATGATGATCCTGGTCCCGGCCCATATAAGTGAGAAATATCACGATTGATTGCGAAATTAGTCAAAAAACAAGCCTTTGGACTCCCCAGCATCGCTCTAGTTAATTGTTCTGGACCGTTTCCAGTGCTTGTTAGAACTTTTATTCTCCACATCGCGGGAGCCTGAGCTCTATCTGAATTATTTCTTGCACCGGGGAGAGAATATGAGGTAAATGTATCAGCAATCTTCATAATTTGATCGGAATCTTTCTTGGACAAGGATACCAATTCCCAAGAGAAAGAAAAGGTTCTTTTATTACTGCCACTATAAGTGCTCTCACTCATATCTGCGGGGATTCTACCAAAGTCTTGTCCTAAAAATGTTGTCTGTGCGTCTTGAAGTTGTTTTCCGAAGAAATTTAAAGCGTCTCTGAATAAACTCGTGGCCTCTCCGCTAAAAAGTTTTACCAAGAGCATTTCTTCTTTCGCTGGAGATTGATTATATGAATGAGAAATAGAGTTACCAAACCCCTCTGTCGGCGGAGGGAGTATAATTTTAGTTAATTGAGATCCCCCATTTGCTCTAGTTTCAGCATTATTGCTATACTGCTCGGCGCTTAATTCCAGTCTGAAAGGAACTTTGTTTTTTCCGGGCTGAGGGGTTTCATTTGCAAAAACATGCATGGAGTCCCTCATTGGAAATTCTAGTGTTGCCATTTATTTCCCCTATAAATACTTTGATGGCTTATAAAACTAAATTCATCCCAGAAAACGCCTCAAAGTATATAGGAGACCCTGCCAGAATTATTTGCAGATCTCTGTGGGAAAGAAAAGTTTGTAAATGGATGGATTCCAACTTAAACGTGATTCGCTGGGGGAGCGAAGAACTAGCGATACCCTATGTGTCACCAAAAGATAGTAAGATACACAAATATTATCCTGACTTCATAGCAGAGGTAAAAACAAAGTCCGGGGAAATAGAAACGATTCTTATAGAAGTAAAACCAAAAAAGCAAACCGTTGAGCCAAAAAAAAGAAAGACAAAAACTTATTTGCAAGAAAGCATGACTTTTAAAATAAATACTAGTAAATGGAAAGCAGCAGAAAATTTTTGCAAAAAGCAGGGGTGGAAATTTTTGATAATGACCGAAGATCACATTTTTCCAAAGAGCAAATAAATGACATCATTTTCTAACAGCATAATAGACAATCTAAAAGTATTCCAACCTCAAAAACCAGGTCATTTTGATGTAATGATGGGAATTCCTACCGGCGGCGGTGGTGTACAAACTATAAATTTTAACCCCAATGCAATACAATATGGACTTGCTCAAGCATTTACCACACCAACTAAAGAATTTGAAGTAAAAGAATTTTCATACTATGGAATAAAAAGAAAAATACCAATTAGAAGAAAATTTGGGACGTTTTCCGTTTCTTTCTTGTTAGATGATTTTTTAGCAATTGCTGGTTGGATAGAATATTGGATGGATATTGTTATAAATCCATTTACTGATTATATTGAAGATTATAATCCAGCAATATCAAGTGGATTTGTCGAACTTAAACCGGTTTATCAGAATTTTCAATTCGGTGGAGTTTACAAATTTTTAGAGGCGTATCCTGTTCAAATATTACCAATAGAATTTGACACATCAAATAGAAACACCACAATGAGATATTCGGTTCTTTTCAATTGTACCGAGTATTTTTTCGAAGGCGCAAATTACAAAACAAGTTCCAGATCGGGACCAAGATAATGAGGTGAGGTATAATGTTATCAGAATTACTTACGAAATCGGCACCAAAATATCCGGTGACAATTCATAGCACAGGAAAAACGGTTTACTTCAGACCATTTTTAGTTCGAGAGGAAAAGGCTCTCTTACTGGCTCTAGAAGAAAACAACCCACAGGGAATAATGAAAGCGATCTCTGATATCATATTTTCATGCTGCGAAGAAATAAAAAATCCTCTGGAACTTCCAATTTACGATATAGAAAATTTATTTCTACAAATAAGAGCAAAGTCTGTTGGAGAAGTTATCGATTTAACGTTTAAAGATGATGATACGGGGGAACTCATATCAGAAAAGATAAACATCGCTGACATCAAACTAAACGGCGAACCATCTAAAGAAACTTTAGATTTGAATGACAGCCTGAAAGTAACGTTCAGATATCCGGTTTTAAGTGATTTCATGGAAGAGACAATAGATCTTTCAGAAACTGAAGGGTATTATAATCTAATTGCAAACTGCCTGACAAAAATAGAAACCCCAGAGGAGTCAATAGACGCTAAAACCTATGACACAAAAGAGGTAAAGGACTTTTTAGAATCAATGAATAAAACACAGTTCACAAAAGTCTTAAACTATTTTGCAAAAATGCCAAAATTAACCTACACCCTAAAATATAACAATGCAAATGGTCAAGAAAAAACTATTAAATTAGAAGGAATACAAGATTTTTTCGGATTGCCCTCAGTCACATTAGTCTAACAGACATTTATAAACTAAACTTCAACTTGATGCAGTTTTACAATTATTCGCTTACAGAAATTGAAAACTGGATCCCGTGGGAAAGAGACGTTTACGTGGCACTAGTGAGGGGATATGTAGAAGAGGAAAACGCAAGAATACGTCAGGAACAACAATGAAAAAAGATCTAAAAACATTAATAAAAACCAGATCACCTATTAAAGAAAAAATTTCTGATTTAATAGAATCCAAAAAGTCTCCAAAGTCAAAGATCGCGGTTGTTCCTCCGCCATCGGAACCTTTGTCAACAGATGTGGTAATGACTGAGAAAAAAGATCGAATATCTGCACCAGAAAAGGTCCAGAAAAAAGAGCCTACAGAAAACGCACATGTGAAATATATGGATGCCCTGAAGCAAGCGATTCAAAACATCATAACGAACAATAAAACATACACAAATATAAAAAACAATAAAACCATAGTAAATAAAAACTTTAACACTAAAAAGTATAACAATACAGAAAATTTATTGAATAAAGCAATTAAAAACATTAGTTCATTTACAGATGAAAATGTAATCAAAAATATAAGTTCCACCAGTCCAAAAAATATTAATCGACGAGATCAAAGAAATTATATTACATCAAGTTTTAACCTACCCTTCATTCAAAACGAAAGTGTAACTAACGATAACGTTTCTAAAATAAACAATAAAGTAACTAACGATAACGTTTCGAAAATAAACAATGTAACCAAAAACGAAAATAATTTCAAAGTTTCTAAATCTCAAAAGCCTGCTTTAATAGAAAAAACTAATAATTTTTATAACCCAATTCAAACATCTGAGCCAATAAAACTAAAATCCCCAACTATAACAAAATTCCCAGATGTTGTAGATACGAAGACAACCAATTTCAACAAAGAAAACAAATATTTCACTGATAGAGTGAATAATATGCTTTCAAATTCTGCTTCGATGAAAATTTTTACTACAAAAGGTAACGTGGTAAAAAGCACGAAAGAAATTTTAAATCATGTAAAGGAGAGACAGGATAATATTATCCCCATGCTTCAAAACGGCGGATTAGTAAATTCACCGACTCTAGCAATGATTGGGGAATATGGTCCTGAAATGGTAACACCGGTATCTCAAAACGATCAAAGTGTAATACCTCCACTCGAAAGTCCGCCATCGATAACCTCAGTTGCGAATAAAACGATGCTAGAGAGAGCAGCATATCAAATAAAAGATGCGGCACCAAAATCAAATCAAACTTCAACAGAAACCCTGTCGATTAACCCATCATCATTCAAACCAGTTGTGAATACAAAAACTGCTCCTGAAGGATCAGGAGCAGGTGGGGACGCTGGTTCTAGCGCATTCTCAAGTTATTTCAGAGCCAGAATGTTTAGCCTCCCCGATTGGAGATCTAGACTCGCTTGATCAATCGTTAGCGAGTTTCTCGAAGAAGGACATTGCGTCCTCTTCTTCCCCTTCGGACGAAGAACTAGTAGAAGTAGCAGCAGGTGCTGTCGTTTCGGTAGCGACATCTTCTGCGGTCTTCTTCTCTGTAGCCTTTCCTCGAATGTCTCCTCCGAGAACATCATCAAGTCGAGCCTTCAGTTCCTCGTGAGTCTTAAACTGATCTTCAGCAATAAACTGCTGAAGAGAGTGTTCAGACTTCCAGATCTTCTCCATATACTCATCACTCTCGTTCAGAGCAGATGAAGAGTCAAAGTGAGACTTGTCGTAGTTAACATAGCCTGCAACCTTACGAATCTTGAGCTTGAAGTTTGCGCCACCCCAAAGATCAAAGGGGTTAACCGGCGTTTCATCTTCAAATTCTGGCTGCATAGCCTCGTTAATCTTGTCGAAGATCTTCTTTCCGTACTTGTAAAGAAAGACCTTACCCTCATTTTGAGGATTTGCAGGATCTGAAACAACATAGACGTTCGAGATATACTGCAACTTACGACGACGCTCACGAGCGATATCCTTATCGCTCTCAAGACCACTGTTCCACAACTGACTGTTCAGTTCTGAGACAGGATCCTTCTTCCCGAGAGTGGTAAGAGAGTTCTCAATATACCAACCACCGGGACCCTGGAACGCATGGGAATACAACTTTACCCAAGGCAGTTCTTCTCCTTCTGGAGCAGGGAGAAAGCGAATCTCAGCATAACCGTTGCTGGACTTGTCCAGTTCTGGTCGCCAGAAACGTTCATCCTTGTTGTTTGAACTTCCCTTGGTTTCCTCCAACTTCTTCTGGAGAAAGTCAATAGAACCACGCGAACTCTTCTTTAAATCTGAAAATGCCATAAAGCATTCCTTTCTTCGGGGAACTCCCCCGATCTAAATTACGGACGGGAACTCCCCGCCTCAAAAAAGTTTACTCTTTGTCTTTGGGATAAGGTTGATCTCCTGTCCCTCTAACATTATCTTCTCTTTAATTGGTTTTGTCAAGAACTTTGCTGCAACTTCTGGTTCTACATTTTCATCTTCACAGAACTTTAGGACCGCATCCATGTACTGGCAGCCAGTTTTTATGACGTAGTTCTCAACCTTTTTAGAGAACGATGATCTTGTTTCTTGATTGAATAGCATGTAGGTATTATATCTCAGGTAGTAGATATGTCAACGTAAAATTAGTTTATATATATCTATGCTATTCACCGGAGAATAAAATGGCTGACACTACTGACAACGTTACATTTGAAGTATTTGGAGATACTGCCGAGTTTGCAACAGACTACGGCACGTCTGGTACTGGATTCACTCAGGCTCACGTCCAAATCGTAAAAATGGCTTTCGGTGACGATAGCACCACTAGCCGAGTCTCTGGAAGTTCGGCACTTCCCGTTCAGATTACCGGAAATACCGGAAATCCAGTAGAAGTGACCGGTGAAATTAGAGGAACTGGCGCCTTTAGAGTCGAGAACTATTACCTAACCGGAGGCACCGGAGCAACTCTGGTATATTTCGCAGTTGCAGGTGACACATTAGGTGGTTCGGTTGGGGTTAGCGGAACAATTCAAGGAATCTCTGGAGGTACTCCCGTTGCAGTTACAGGTGATTTATCTGTTACAAATAGAGTTACTATAGTCGGACCCGCAGGATCCACTTTCTTTAGAGATTTTGGAGCAACAGCGGGAACCACGTTTACTTTCGGGGGATCTCTGGTAACTGGCGGGTTCTTCCCGGTTGTTGTTACGGGAGGAAGAAAATTAGACTCAAGTACAGATAGCATTACTGTATCTGGATCTGTTGGTGTCACGGGAGGAAGATTCCTCGCGGCAGGAACCGATAGTATATCTGTTCTCGGATCCGATCAAGGTAGTAAAGTTCTTACCAGAGTTTATTCCGGGGACGGGACAACAATTGGAGCATCTGGGGACGCTCTTAAAGTTGCTCTTACGAACACTGGAGTTACCTTTACATTCAATGTTGCTTCAATTGTTGGTGTTACTAACTCCACAGAGACTCCCCTAAAGGTCCAAGGATACACTGGATCTAACGGAGTCCCGTTAACTGTTCGTGGTGAAAATAACGGAGCGGTAGAAATCGCTGCGACAACAGCACTCGATGTGAATGTGACCAACTCAGATCTTACAATTGATGATTCAGATATCCTTGCAAAATTAGGAACAACTGGTGATCTTTATTCTAAGTTAAATACTATTGCAACAAACACGTCTGCCGTATCTACAATAAGATCTGATCTACAAACCGGATCTGCTTCTCTTTCCGTGACTAAAATTAATAGACCAGCGGCAATTGTTGTAGGATCAAAGACACTTTCGGCGACAGATGGCGGAACGCAAATGAGCGTGAGTTCGAATCTCGGATCTGGTATAAACATTAAAGCAGACCCCGGAAATAACGCTGTTGTTTATGTTGGAACTCAAACAGTCTCCAGAGCTGCAACTAACGGGTATCCATTAGATCCAGGAGAATCAATATTCTTAGAAATATCAAATGCGAATTTAGTATTCGTAAGGGCACTATCGGGATCACAGACAGTTCACTACATCGGATCCTGATAAATGAAATCTAGAAGAAAAACAAAAATTAATGCTTCAAAGATAACGAACAATCCCAGTTCAAATACTGAATTTAGTTCACAAATTTTTTACGCACTAGAATTTTTTGACACTGAAAGTGGACTCTATAGAACAAAAAGTCCATTACATTCATCCCCGGACATTTTAGTGAAAGACGATTTTGTTTTTTTCCTTTTTGAAAACGCAGATAAAAACACTAAATCAAAAGTAAAAAATATTTTTAGTAACCTCACAAAAGGAACAACTTTTGTGGTGACTGACGGACTATATCGTGATACTAATTTAGGAATAGATGATATTAGTTTTGCGAACACTTATGTGTTTTTAGAATACAACTCTGAGTTAAAGTACATTAAAACATCTAAACCATCTTCATTGGTGTCCTCGGACAAAATAGAAAAATATCTTAGTGATAATTTTATATTAAAACCACAAATTGAAGTGTCTAGTTTACAAAATTCAACACCCCTTTACGGTTTAATAAACTATGTGGGACCTAATTCAGAAAATTCCTTTCACGCATTGGGTTTGCAGTTACAAGACGTGGGCATTTTAATGAATTTTGTTGGGACTAGCAATAATGACGGAACCAATTTTGTTTTTTCGGAAATATTTAATGACGATGAGGGTAGAGAAATTTTACTCTTCAAGGAGGGGATAAAATCTGAAAACTTAATAGGAACTCCAATATACGTCAATTTTAATTTATTAGAAACTGATCCGATCAGTGACATTTTCAGGGAGAAACCACAGGTAGAACCAGCACCTCCCTTCTCTTTAGTCGGCCCCGGTGATCCTTTAACTAGATGTCCCAGTTGTCAAAATTGTTGCTTCGAATGTATGATGACTGCGATAAGACTAGCAGAATCAAGAAATTATGATGTAAGAAATCAAGGATGTGATGCACCCCCAACAGGATGCAATACCGGCCGGGGATGCGATTGCGGACCATATCAATTTGATGAAGCAGACGCAATCTATAATCTATGCAATGACAAAGGTTATCCTGCACCCTGCGATTCTCGGGGCAACCCCAATTCACCAAATTACGCTCCAGAATGCTGTGAAGTTTGTTCTAAATTACAAGAAGGCGGACTTTGCAAAAAATGCAATGGGGATGCCGCTTGTTGTGCAGAGAAAAAAAGATTATCAGAAAAAGTGATGCAATGTCATTGGAGAAGATTCAATAGAAACAAAGACAAGAAGGAATCGGGCCTACGCTGTGATTGTAAGGGAAGTGTTACATATCAATACGGAACAAAAAAACACAAATGCTGCACTTGTGAGGAACTTGCCAGAAAACATAACAGAGGATATCCTAGAGGTAATTGTAAGAAGAAAAATTGTCCCGGTTATAATGACGAAGGAGAACCCGTTTATGAGTCTTGGTGTAAACCCGAAAATGGTGTAGAGGCTAACATGAGAGAACTCTGCCCTGATTGTTTAACATTAGCGGATAACGAGACAATAGAGGGAAATGCTTGCTTCAGAGATGTTAACCCAGAACCAGGGGGACCGAGACCATATGACGAAGATGGCACTCCTGATCCCCGCCTTCCGGGAACTACCGGTGATGAAGGTAGACAAGAATTTTCTGTTGGACCATTTGCAATCTCTGGGTATTATCCTTTGTACCTAACAAAAAACGCAGCGATTGAGGCCAGTCCGACGCCAAAAGCAAGAAGAACTGGGGAGAGAACTGCTGGTTATCATGTTCACGAAATAGCCGGGATGAGGTATTACATGCCCAATGGACTGAAAATGGGCGTAACACAGTTTCATGGGGATTTCCCATATCCGTTTGATCCTGACGGAACAGGGTTACCGTTTGATCCATATGGAGTAACCAGAACAACTCAACCTACCAGATCATCTGGAACACCATCTCCTAGTGCTCCTCAACCCAGGACCACTTCTTCTCCTGCTCCACCGAGTACACCTGCTCCATCGAGTACACCTGCTCCATCGAGTACACCTGCTCCATCGAGTACACCTGCTCCTGCACCCCCACCACCAAGTTCTCCGCCTTCAGGTGGAGGAGGGGGCGGAGGTTACGGTTATTGAAAAGAGGGTCGCTTAAGCGACCCTCTTTCAGTTCTTACGACCGGACTTACGGAGTCCAGACTTGTTCTTTTTTGATCGCCGAGGCTTTCCCTGCTTGCGACCCCTAAATTCTCCACCTGATCCGACACCACGCTTTGACATAACTGTCTCCTTTCTAAACTGCCCCGCCTAGACTCGAACTAGGACAAGGAGAACCAAAATCTCCTGTGCTACCATTACACCACGGGGCATGTTGATCTGCAATATTCATGCATCGCAATACCCGATGCAGTCCCTACATTTAAACTCCGAACAGTTCCGTACTGGGGAATATACGCTATTTCATTCGCCATTTCAAGAAACTTTTCTGGGATTCCGATTTGCTCTTGTCCAAAGACCAGTATTGTGTGTTTTTTCGAAGACCACTCAACATCAGAGATATCTCTAGAACCTTCAACGTTATCCATACAGACGATATGGCAATCAGATATCCTGTCCAGAAGTCCATCATATTCATCCTCCTTGAAGTATACCATTCGGTTATAGTTATGAGATCCAACCGCTCCTCTGCGGTCCCACTTTTTGGATCCGTAAATAATTACTTCTTTCGCCAGGAATGCATTTGCATTCCGAACAACAGTAGCAATATTGAAGTCATTATGTAGATTAATACAAAGTACGGAATAATTATGTCGTTTTGTGTCAAGATCGGCAAGGATGGCCTCATGCTTCCAATAATGATAATGATCAATTATGTTTCTAGTTTCCGGTGATTCCGTAGAAGTAGTTGTCGTCATCAGAAAAAGATTCCCGGCCCTCAGCGTAATAGTAACGAGTGGATGTTTTGAAGTCTGGACGCTTTGGCTCTAGGGGAGTGAAACTCATATCCTCCCAAAGAATTCTGTTGTTAGGATAACATCCAAACTGTCCGTTGTCAAGTTTAATAAAGTTGTATGACTTATGTTCGTTGGGTGTCTCTGCCAGGGTGCCGGGACCGTAAGTGTCAAGAGTGAAAAGGTAACTACCTGTTGTCCAAGACTTGGAAGGCAAAAGAACCTTACAGTTTCGAGCACGCATGAACATCTTTTCGATGTAAACTATTTCATACGAGAGACAATCCCACATTTGCAAATCAGATAGAGGTAGTGGATCCTTTAAATCAGTTTTCCAGCAGTATGCAGATATGGGAAGTTTATCATAAAGTGCGCCATACTCTGTCATGTAACTTTCAATGTAAAGAGCGCGTGATTGAATAGATTTTGCACTCACCCAATAACAATGTTCATACTCACCATGACCGTCTTGATGATCTCGTAGAAATTCTTTACGAACGTAACATTCCACTGGTGGTAAATTTTCTACGAGTTTTGGCATTGAATGTCTCCAATTTCTACTAATTCATATTTTCTGTCAAATATTTTAAACTGAACATCGTACGGCGAAAAATGTTGCAGGTGAGAAAGTATAAAGTCAACGTCCATAGTGCCACAAGTATAAACGTCCAATTGTAATTCTTTTTTAAGTGGCCAGGTGTGAAGAACAATGTGACTAGTTTCTATAACCGCCGCCACTGTTACGCCCTCGTTACCCTCTTTGTCACATGAAGCAGAAATTGGATTGACTTTCTGTTTTGTTTCCAGAAGTTTCATATCCAAACCTGATACCAAATCCTTGATCCAATTTTCATGGAATTCTAAGTGATCTGTTAAGTGATCACTCTTAGACTTTAATATCAAGTGTATGTGATTCATTTTCGAAAGATCTCCACTTTTTATACATTCGCTTATATGTAGGATGCTTTCTTGCGGTATCATATACACGCTTAAAAATGCGAGCGGACTCTGCCTTATCACAAGTCCAGTGATCCTTTTCTTGTGGATTTACGTATCCGTCGTTGTCGTACTTTCGACCGGACCGGTGGTTCGCATATCGTCTTGCACGGGTCCATCCCATCATCAAAAACTTACGAGCCATGTCAGCGCCCACAAAGTCACCAGAATCCAAATGGGCAAGGAATATAGCATAAATCTTACTCGAAGACTCTTCCGCAATCTTCGGTGTTCGGAAACGCCAATATTGACAAATCTCTGACTTGTACGGTTCGACAAGCAAAACTCCCTGCTCTCCTCTACCTATACGATAAAGTTCAGGGGTTTTTCTAAAATCAATATTTTCATAGTCTAAACTATAATCAAATTCAATCATCAATCAAGTCCGCTCCTGTACGGAGGCTCCTCATACTTTGTTCGTTCATATCTGGGCTTTCCCCACCGATTGTACCAATAATAAACGATATTCTCAACACTTTTGTTTTCGCATGGATGGTAGTAAACGCCCCTCTTCTTACCATGCTTCATGTTAGACTTTATACCGTTTGCCTTATTGTACGCAGATATTCTTCGCATACGAGGATTGCTACCCGATCCGAAACTGGACGACGGAATATCAACTTCGTTGTCTCGCATCCACTGTAGCATACGCTGGTATTCGTCTTCTGAGACGTGTTCGTGTCCGTAGCCCTTCGTATACCCTAAAAACTTATAGACGCGGTTGTACTGCGATCCTCGTCCGTTCAGAGAGGTTGTAGTGACACCCACGAGATCGTCACCGTACTGGTGTTGATAGTACGCAGAGACAGCAGACGAAACACCAAGCATGGCGATGAGTTTTCCGATGTTCCAATACCAAGAGAGAGGCTGTAGTCCCACGCATGTTGACATGTCAACATAGTTACGCAAGACACTGCCTTTTTCTGATGGATCCTTTGGAAACTTTAGGTGTTCATCCCGAACACTTAGATTGATAACGGGACTCGAAAATCCCATGACGCCGATCAATTGAGTTTTGTGCCACACAGCGAAAGCAAACTTTCTCCCCGGCGCGGGACGAGTCGTTGCCTTGCTTATATCTTTAACTAATGAAAAAAGTTCACCGACCGAAATTCTGGAAACAGAAACTTCGGCCGGTTCAATCTCAACCAAATCATGAGATGTGTCTATTCGGGATAGCACCTATCGTGCCCTTGCCCACTCACGATCCAGACGACGAACATTCTCCTTCCCCCTGGCGATAAACAGTTCACTGTCACACTTGTGACTGTAGATCACGCGCGCGATGACCGGAGTTGAATTCTTGTCTGCGCATTCGACACAATAGTCGGTGTCTGGAAGAAATTCAAGACGAGCGGCTGGAATGGTATCACCACAATCAAGACAATTCACTTTTCGCTGATCCTTTCGCGGTACTGCTTAGGATTTTCCCACAGGCGAACGTTACCCATGAGATCCCTCTTACACTTCCATATCATACCAAACATTCCACCAAAGGCAAGAAACATTCCATATGAAACAGGAATAATTTCAAAAATCATCAAGACACCAAGAAATGCGTTCATGGCGGTCATAATGATGAGCATTGTCATGGCATACTGCTGCTCAAACATTGCCGATCCTCTCTGAAAGAGTTTTCCACTTTGTGTATTCTACCAGTAACTCAGACATCTTTTGATCAACGATTCTTTTGAGTCGTTCACTATCGGGACTAAATGCACCCTGATTTTTAATAAAAACTATTTCGCTGCCGTCATGGGCGACATGAATTTGATAAGGACCATAAAAATCGTGGATTTCATCCATTGTACTTCTCGTCCTGAGAGGCAGCGGCCGCATCTTGAGCATACCATTCATTGTAGATAATTCGTGCCTCTGTGTCCGGATCAGGCCCGCAAGCATTTTCTTCGATTATTTTCTGACCTTCATGGGAGATCCATGAGTCAAACTCCCAAGTAAATCTTGCCTGTTCCCATCTTCTGATAATCTTACCGGTAACAAAACATATGTCCTCCGTACCAAGCCACTCTTCTTCTGTCATGGCAACCACTTTCCTCTCTTGATAATTCGGGTTTCCAGAATCTCTTGTCCTCGCTTGTGCATCTTTCGCTGCTTGGTAATCCCCTTACCGTAAGCAGTCTCCGGAATGCCGCGATGGCT